AGTATCGCAAGAACATCTGGCAAGCAATGTAGAGCAAAAGGGTATTTAATGAAAAGTGGCCATTATCGTTGTCGCTTCCATGGTGGAGCTTCTACTGGTGCTACAACAATAGAAGGTAAGTTGATTGCTTACAAAAATTTAAAACAATTTAAGAATTATACAACAGAACAATTATTACAATGGATACAAAACAAACAAATGAAATCATCAAACGTTTAGAGCTTGGCGAACCTTTATCCAAAATTACCAAAGATAAAAAACTTCCCGATGTCTCAACTGTTTACAAACATTGTCGAGATAGTAAGGATCTACACGATAAGATTATGCAAGCAAGGCAAACTGGCGTTTGGACTTTATTGGATAAAATTGCTGAAGATATGGAAGTACCAAAGACACCACAAGAAACACATTTTTTAAGAGAGAAGTATTCACACATTAGATGGTTGGCGAGTAAACTTGCTGCTAAAACATTTGGCGACAAGATACAACAAGACGTTAAACAAGACACAAGAATAACTGTGAGTTGGGGAAATCCAAATGATATGGTTGAAGCTAAAAAGATTGTGGAAGAAGTACAAACAACATCTGTACCGAGCTTACCTGGTTAACAAGTTGTAGGGTTTTTCCGTGTTTCTATACTGGCGGCCAGCATCCTCGGGTGCGCGTATGAGTTCGAACAAAACAAGAACATTGGCTGGTAACTCCCTGGTTACTCTCTGGTTTAGTATAGAATTGTTGATTGACGCTAATAGTTGGTAAGATATAGATCTACGACCCATGTTTACTGCATATAGAACAAGAACAATGCAAGAACATTTGATGGGGTACCCCCGCAAATGAGCCGCATATTTTTAAGTATATGTAACTTGGGAGTTCAGCACACAGCCACAGACAGACAGACATTATGGTTAAAAAAATACATCAAAATAAAACTGGCGGATTAAGCGAAAGAGGCAGAAAGTTTTTTAACAACAGAGACGGATCTAATTTAAAAGCTCCAGTTAGCTCTGGTACTGGGGGTAGGCGTGTATCATTTGCAGCGAGGTTCGCTGGAATGAAAGGAGCCATGAAAGATGATAAAGGCAATCCAACTAGAAAAGCTCTTGCTCTAAAAAAGTGGGGGTTTAGTTCAGTAGCCGCTGCCAAAAATTTTGCTAACAAAAATAAGAAAACTGCATAATGGATAATAAACTAAAAAATAAAATGATAACTGCAATGGTGTTTCTAGCTGAAGATACAAACGGCATGGTTATCCATTTAAACGGCTTTGATAATCCAAAGCACGCAAATACTTTTGTTAAAAAATTAATGAAGAATAGTGGGATCGAGTATAACTCAATATTAGATATGGTTGATCTACCCACATTACACTAGGAGGAAGAATGGAAAAAATAATAAAAAAATGGAATAGTTGGAGTAGAAATATAAAAGCAGCTATTGTTATTTCTGCTGTTATTATTTTAATTGCTATTATATTTTAATGCACATCCAGATACCTTATACACCTCGGCCATTACAAGCGAAGCTGCATGAGGATTTGGATAAACATCGGTTCGCAGTATTAAATTGCCATAGAAGGTTTGGCAAAACTATTTTGGTTATCCTACATTTGATTAGAAAAGCTCTAACAAATGATAAGAAGAACCCCAGGTATTATCTGATCGGGCCAACATTTGTTTCGATTAAAAGGGTTTGCTGGGATTATCTAAAGCAATACGCTGGTTGTATTCCTGGTACTACATTTAACGAAACAGAATTAAGATGCGATCTGCCAAATGGCGCAAGGATTACTCTGCTATCAAGCGAGGATCCAGATAAAATTAGAGGAATATATGCAGACGGAGTTTGCATAGACGAGTGCAGCCAAATGAACCCAATACTTTGGCACGAAATTATAAGACCCGCATTATCTGACAGAGAAGGCTTTTGTTATTTTATTTCAACACCAGCTGGAATGTCTAATATATTTTATGAGCTATACCAATATGCTTTGGGAGATCCAAAGTGGTTAGCTTACACAGCAAAGTCATCAGAGACAAAGCTGATAGATCAAGAAGAATTAGACGCTGCTAAAGCACAGATGGGGGAAAGTAAATTTCTCCAGGAGTTTGAGTGCGATTGGATAGCTAATGTTACGGGAAGTATTTATGGAAAAATAATTCAAAAGTTAGAAGATAACAAACAAATAACCAGGATAGCCTACGATCCAAGTTTATTAGTTAATACTGCCTGGGATTTAGGTTACGGAGATAATACTGCCATAGTTTTTTTTCAACAAGTTGGTAATCAAATAATGATTATTGATTATTATGAAAACAACAAAGAAGGCTTGCCGCATTATGTTCAGTTTATAAAAGATAAAGATTATGTTTATGGCGAACACTATGCGCCACACGATATAGAAGTTACAGAATTTAGTAATGGTAAGACAAGACGAGAGATTGCTTACCAATTAGGAATAAGATTTAGGGTACTGCCAAAACTGCCATTGGAAGATGGCATACACAATTTAAAAATGGTGTTACCTAAATGTTGGTTTGATGCAGATGCTACCAAACCATTAATAGCTGCATTAAGACATCATCATCGAAAGTTTAACGACAAGATGAGAATTTTTAGTGCAAAACCCGTTAAGGATTTTAGCTCACACGCTTGCGATGCTGCAAGATACATGGCTACTTCTTTATCGGAATTACCAAGACAAAAAATGGCTGAACAAAAGACAGCCGAGAACGATTACGCAATACACCAGGAGAAATAAGTTATGAGTTTTTTAATGCCAAAAATGCCAGCGATGCCAGCAATACCCGCACCACAACCATTACCAGATCCACCAAAATACGATGATGCGGATAGAGCTGCGGAGACAGCAGCAAAGCAAGCAAAATTAAGAGCTGGTAGAGTAGGTAGATCTGCAACAATTTTAACGTCTGCTTCTGGATTAGAAGATGACGAAACTACAACTAAAAAAACTTTACTAGGAGGATAATATGGGAGGAGCAGTAGCAAGAGTATTTAGACCCGCACCACCACAAGCACCCGCACCCGCACCAGTTTACGCAGCACCTACAAAAGCTGAAGTATCACAAGTAACAGCAACAAGTGCTGTAGATATGAAAAAATCTCAAGGTAGATCAAGTACAATATTAACTGGCGCAAAAGGTTTAGGCGATAACGCATTAACCACATCTAAAAAATCTTTATTAGGAGGATAGTATGGGAGGAGTAACACCTTATACAAAATTTAAAACACCTAATGATACTAGAGGAAACAGAGGCATAGCCACTCCTACTTTTTCAGAAGATGCTGTTGATAGCTTATCAAGAGCTAGACAAAATTATGTTAGAAATACTGGAGGAACTTTAAGAGATGTTACTACCGCTGGAGCTTATCAAAAATTTTCAGCATCACAAAAAAAAGAATACAAAAAAAGAAACCCTGGAGATTTTAAAAAAGAAAAAGATAAAGGGTTTAAATTAGCTAGCAAAACTTTACTCGGAGGGTAAATGGCACAAGATCCAAAAGCAAAAATGGTTATAGAGAGATATAAAACTCTCAAAGCACAAAGAGTTACCTGGGAAGATCATTGGCAAGAGATTGCAGATTATTTTTTACCGAGAAAAGCAAACATCACAGAGAAGCATACAGCTGGCGATAAACGCCACGATCAAATTTTTGATGGAACTGCCACACACGCATTAGAATTGCTGTCTGCGTCTCTTAATGGGATGTTAACCAATACTATTTCGCCATGGTTTGTTTTAAAATTTAGAAACCAAATGGCAGCTGACAATGATGCTGCTAACGAATGGTTAGAGAGTTGCGCAAAGATTATGCAACAAGTGTTTTCAAGATCCAACTTCCAACAAGAAATTTTTGAATTATACCATGAGCTTCTAGCATTTGGTACGTCTGCTATGTTTATTACAGACGATGTTCAAGATGATTTAAGATTTAGAACATTACATATTTCAGAACTATACATTACTGAAAATGAAAAAGGTTTAGTTGATAGTTTAACTAGAAGATTTCATTTAAAAAATAAAAATATACCAGCAATGTATCCCGATGCGGATTTACACAAATCTATTTTAGCTGATATTGAAAAAGCTCCTTATGATGAAACTGTTATTATTCATTCAGTTTATCCAAGCGCAACACCTATGGGTTATGACAATAATAAAAATATGGATTTTGTTTCTTGTCATGTTCACGAAAAATCTGGAACTTTATTAAGAGAAAGTGGATTTAAAGAGTTTCCTTATGTAGTACCACGTTATTTAAAATCTTCATCAAACGAAGTGTATGGTAGATCTCCAGCAATGAATGCTTTGCCAGATACCAAGATGTTAAACACAATGTCTAAAACAACTATCAAGGCAGCTCAAAAACAAATTGATCCACCTTTGATGGTTCCCGATGACGGATTTATTTTACCAATAAGAACTGTACCTGGTGGATTAAATTTTTACAGATCTGGAACTAGAGAAAGAATTGAACCATTAAATATAGGTTCAAACAATCCACTTGGTTTACAAATGGAAGAACAAAGAAGAAAAGCTATTAGAGAAAACTTTTTTGTTGATCAATTAATGACTACGGGTAATCAAAACATGACAGCAACAGAGGTTATGCAAAGAACAGAAGAAAAAATGAGATTACTTGGCCCCGTGTTAGGTAGATTACAATCTGAATTATTACAGCCGTTGATTACAAGATCTTTTAATTTATTATTAAAAAATAATAAACTTCCACCCATACCAGAAGAACTTGGCGATCAAGATGTAGAAATAGAATATGTATCTCCATTAGCCAAAGCTCAAAAGAGCCAGGAGCTATCATCAGTTATGCGTGGAATAGAAATATTTGGATCTATGCAAAATATAGCTCCCGTTTTTGATTATATAGATATTGATGGTTTAGTTAATCACATCCAAGAAGTTTTAGGATTACCAGCTAAAATTATGAGATCAAAAGCAGAAGTACAACAAAGACAACAGCAAAAGCAACAAGCTGAAATGGAACAAATGCAATTACAACAAGCGCAGCAAGTTGCAGAAACAGCTGGTAAGATAGCTCCAGCTCTAAAGGTAGCAAATGAATAGTAAAGACTTGAAGCAATTAGAACTTGCTTACAAACAAACTTTTAGTTCCGATACGGGTAAAGAAGTATTAGAGGATCTAAAAAAAAGATGCAGTTTTTATTCTACGTCACACATAAAAGGCGATAGCCATGAAAGCGCATTTTTAGAAGGAACAAGATCTGTAATCTTGTTTATTAATAATATGCTCAACAAAAAACCAATGGAGGATAAATGAGTAGTGAAACAAACCAGGTAGCAACGGAACAACCAAGTACGTTGTCTGCGGAAACACCAGTAACACCAGAAACAGTAAGTACAGATTGGAAAGCCAGTTTGTCGGAAGAAATAAGAGCAGATAAATCTTTAGAAAATATTAAAGATATAGAAGGTTTAGCAAAATCTTATGTTCATGCACAAAAATTAGTTGGCTCGGATAAAATTCCAGTTCCTAATAAATATGCAACAGAACAAGATTGGGATGCTGTTTACGAAAAATTAGGCAGACCCGCAGACGCTGAAGGGTATAAATATGATTTACCAGAAGATCAGCAAATAGATGCTGAAGCGTTAAAAAGTTTTTCAAGTCAAGCGCATAAGTTAGGATTACTTCCTGGCCAGGCGAATGGCATGGTAAAATTTTATAATGAAATGACAAGTGCTGCAATGCAAGAACTAGATACAAAAGCAACAGCAGCAAGAGAAGCTAGCTCTACTGAACTTAAAAAAGAGTGGGGTCAAGCATTCGATCAAAAAGTAACACAAGCTGCAAATCTTGCTAAATCAGTTGGCGCAACAGAATTGTTTAACGCTAACATGGCAGATGGAACCAAACTTGGAGACCATCCAATTATGATTAAAGCATTTGCAGAGTTAGCGGGCAAGATGGGAGAGGATACAATTACTCAATCATCTGGGCCAGTTTTCCAAACACCAGAACAAATAGAAAAAGAAATTGGAGAACTAACTATGCCAGGTTCAGCGTATTGGGATAAACATCATCCTAACCACCAGGCAGCTATTGCAGAAGTTTTGGCTTTACGAGAAAAGAAAAATCAAGTATAGCTCAAAATACTAGGATAATCGCAAGACCCTAGTTGACATTAGGAAAAGACTAACATCTACAAGATGTAAAACCTAGGTTTAGACCCGCAAGGATAATCAGCCGTTTAACATTAACATAAACCAAGAAAAAAGGAGAATAGTATGTCTATTCAAATTACTACTTCTTTTGTAGAGCAGTATAGTTCAAATGTAACTATGCTTTCTCAACAAATGGGAAGTAAATTAAGAGGTTCTGTTGATGTGGAGACTATTAATGGTAAAAACGCTTTCTTCGATCAAGTCGGAGTTACAGCTGCTCAAATAAGAACGAGCAGACATGGCGATACACCACAAATAGACACGCCTCACAGCAGAAGAAGATTGAGCTTGGCAGATTATGAGTGGGCTGATTTAGTTGACGATGTCGACAAAGTTAGAATGCTTATAGATCCAACAAGTTCTTACGCAAAAGCAGCAGCATCTGCTATGAACAGAAGTATTGACGATGTAATTATTACAGCGATGAATGCGTCTGCTTCAACTGGTGTAGCTGGTGGTACATCTACGGCTTTACCTTCAACGCAAAAAACAGCAACTTCAGACCAATCAGATGGTTTGACTATTGCTAAACTTTTGTCTGCGAAGAAAATCATGGATGATAACGATGTAGATCCTTCATTGAAGAGATTTATCGTTTGCGGGCCACAACAAATATCAGATCTATTAGGAACAACTTCAGTTACAAGTGCTGACTTTAATACAGTTAGAGCTTTATCAACTGGAGAAGTTAATTCATTCCTAGGATTTGAATTTATAATGTCAACAAGACTAAACAAGGATAGTTCGAACACAACTGACAGATTAGTTTTTGCTTATACTGAAGATGCTATTAAACTTGGCATGGGAAAAGATATATCTGCAAAAATCTCTGAAAGAGCTGACAAGTCTTACTCAACACAAGTGTACTATTGTATGTCACTAGGTGCTGTAAGAATGGAAGAGAAAAAAGTTGTTCAAATCCCTTGTCACGAAGCATAATAGGAGGATAGAAATATGGGAACTAAAAATACTGATCTAGTAGCAAATTTCGAAGCATCTCCTTCAGTTGCTAACAACTCTGCTGAATTACATGGCGTTTTAAGAACAGCTCATGGAACTGTGGAATTAGCATCTGGCGATAGTGATGATAACGATATTGTTATGTTAGCACCAATCCCAAGTAACGCTGCTGTACCAAGTTTATTTATTGGTTCAGACACACTTGGCGGTTCGTGTACTTTCAATGTAGGGATATACACTTCAGCTGGCGTAGTTAAAGACGAAGATGTATTCGCAACTCTAGTAGCTGATGCTGCTGGAATGGCGGATGTTCGTTTTGAAGCTGCTAATATAGATACAGCTGGAAAAAAGATATGGGAATTAGCTGGAGACAGCTCTGATCCAGGAGGATATTACTATATAGCGGCTACAATGGCTGCTGATGGTCAAACTGCTGGAACTATGTCTTGGAACATTTCATACGTTGTAAATTAATACAATAAAATTTTAGGCGGGGGAAGCGAGAGTGGATCCCGCCTAGAGTGCATGACAAAGATCGATAAACCAAAACTTGTATTACACTTTAAGAGTGGCAATCATATTTACCGATATGTTTTAGTTGATCGATTTAAACACGATACAAAAAACCATAATGGTTTTGATACCAAACAAGAATTAACTGAAGCAGAAATATTTGCTTTGGTTACACCAAGAAAGTTAAGACGTAAATACATAACCAAAAAGGAAGAAAATGGCAAAAGTAACAAAGACTAAACCAAAACCTAAAAATAAAAAATTAGCAGCGATGTATGGTAATAAAAATAAAATTACCAGAGGCGATATTATTACAGCAGCTAAAAGAAATAATAGGAGAGCATAATGGCTAAAGCAAAAGGTTTATACGCAAACATTCACGCAAAACGTAAAAGAATAGCAGCGGGTTCTGGAGAAAAAATGAGACGACCAGGAGCCAAAGGTGCGCCAACAAAAGCAAACTTTACACGTTCTGCAAAAACAGCAAAGAAAAGATAGATGGCATCAGTAATTCAAATTTGTAATTCAGCTCTTAATCAATTAGGAGCTGGATCAATTACAGCTCTTACAGAAAATTCTAAAAACGCTAGATTGTGTAATGAAAGATACCAAACAGTTAGAGACGCTGTTTATAGATCTCATCCCTGGAATTGTTTAATTAAAAGAGTTCAATTAGCGCAAGATAGTGATACTCCAGCTTGGGGTTTTAGTTTTCAATATACATTACCTTCAGATTGTTTGCGTGTACTACAAATTAAAGATTACGATGCAGATTATAAAATTGAAGGAAGAAAATTATTAATAAACATAAGCGAAGTTTATTTACTTTATTCAGCACAAATTACCGATGTCAATGAATTAGATGTTTTATTAAGAGAAACTATATCTGCGGGTTTAGCTTCAGATATTGCTTATGCTATTACTTCTAATCTACAAGTTGCAAAACTTATGACAGAAAAATATGGTTTAAAATTATCAGAAGCAAGACATACAGACGCTAGCGAAGGATATAACACAGATCCAACTCTAGGAAATACAGATCAAATAATAACAGAAGATTTCTTAAACAGTAGATACTAAATATGCCTAAACAACTTTTAAGCATACCGAGCTTTACGGCTGGGGAGCTTTCATCCTCTATGGAGGGTAGAACAGACTTTGCAAAATATTTTAATGGAGCTAGTAATATTGAAAATTTTGTTGTATTGCCTCACGGGCCAGTAACTAGACGGCCAGGTACTTATTTTGTATCTGAAATCAAAACAAGTTCAGCAAAAACAAGATTAATTCCATTTACATTTTCTACTGAACAAACTTACGTTTTAGAATTTGGTAATCAATATATTAGATTTTTTAAAGACGATGGCCAAATAACTGAAGGCAATAAAACTATAAGTGGAATTACTGCTGCAAATCCAGCTGTTGTTACTTCTAGTTCACATGGTTATTCAAACGGAGATTTTGTTAATATTTCTGGTGTTGTAGGAATGACAGAAGTAAATGGTAAAACATTTAAAGTTGCAGACAAAACTACTAACACTTTTGAATTACAAAATGTTGATGGTACAGATATTAATTCATCTTCTTTTACAGCTTACTCATCTGGTGGTATCGCTAACAAAATTTTTCAAATAACAACTGAATATACTACTGCACAACTATTTGATATTAAATTTGCGCAGTCGGCAGATGTCATGTACCTATGCCACAATTCTCACGAAGTAATGAAACTATCAAGAACGGGTCATACGTCTTGGAGTTTAGATGAAGTAGATTTTGGAACCAAGGGGCCATATTTAGATGCTAACACTACAACAACTACTTTAACACCAGCTCAATCTGCAACTGGAACTGGAGTAAATATAACAGCTTCAGCAACTACTGGTATTAATGGGGGTAATGGTTGGCAAACAACAGACGTTGGTAGAATAATAAAATTTAATAGTGGCGAAGCAAAAATTACTGCTAGAACTAATACAACAGTTGTAGTTTGCACCATAACAGATGCGTTTGCTAACACCGATGCAACTGCTTCTTTTCAACTTGGTTCGTTTTCAGATACCACGGGTCATCCATCTTGTGTTTCTTTCTTTGAACAACGATTAGTATTTGCTGCAACATCAGATCAACCACAAACTATGTTTTTTTCTAAATCTGGAGATTACGAAAACATGACAGCTGGTACTAACGCAGATGATGCAATGATTTATACAATTGCATCTAACCAGGTTAATGCAATTAAATCTTTAAAAGCCACAAGAACTTTAATTTGCATGACAACGGGTGGCGAATACGCAGTATCATCTGGTACATCGCAAGATGCAATAACTCCATCAAATATTAATATTAGAAAACAATCTAACTATGGTTCAGCGGGTGTTGATGCTTTATCAATTGGAAACGCAACTATATTTTTACAACGTGCAAAAAGAAAAATTAGAGAGCTTGCTTATAACTTTGATACTGATGGTTATGTTGCACCAGACT